GATGCGTGCTGCTTCAAGCTGCAACTGCTGTGCTTTGGCTGCCGCCTCCGCTTGCTGTTTCTGGGCCTTGAGCTGTAAGTCCTGGGCCTTGAGCTGCAACTCTTGTTGTTGCATCTGTACGATGGGGTCCTGCATCTGTTGTTGTGCCTGTTGTTGAGCAGCTTGCTGCTGTCCTTGTTGAGCCATCTGCGTACTGGCTTGAGCAATCATGATGGCGATCTGATTGGCTTGTTCTGGAGAGATGTTCTCCTCATTGCTGTCGTAGTCATCACTGTCTTGGCCTGGCAACTGTATGCCAGTCATAGACTGGACCTGCACGCGATACTGCATCGCAATGTGTTCAGTGATGTGGGCTTGTATCGCCCCCACGATCTGCTGCATCATCGGGTTCTGCTGCAACATCATCATGATCGTTGGGTTCTGGATGATGGACTGGTGAGCCGCAATGTGTGCGTTGTGGTTCTGCTCAATGAATGCCTTGACAGGCTTCTTCATGGTAAGCATGTTCTGGTTCTCTTGCACTGGATCGACTGGTACCTCGTCGTCCTCTGTCGGCACAAGCTTGGCTGCATTCTTCACACCCAAGACCTCAATCATCTGACGATGTAAGAGTGGCAAGTCATAGAGCTGCGGCGCCTGCTGCGACAACTGCAACACAGCCTGATACGTCACAATCTTCTGAGCCATTGTCGCCGCGTTGGGATCACTGACAGGGATTACCTCCACCATGTCATAGTCACTGCGCTTGGCTTTTCTATCACCCTCTTCTGGGTCGTAGTTGTAACGAGCTGGTGTGTAATCTGCAATGATGTTCTTGAGTAACTTAAACTCTTGTCTCATCGCATAATGAATGCGAGCCTGCACTGCACCCATCACCTTCAGTGTTCTCTCTAGGATTGCAAGTGTTGTGCCCACGGGAGTCTGTGCAGACATATCCGATACAGACATGTCTCCAGATGAAGCAAACGCTTTGCCCTCTTGAACAATGTTCTCAAACAAAGCAAAGAGTACTTGGCTTGGTTCTTTGTAAGGTAGTGGCAGGATGTTGTCCCTGATCGAACCACTGGGGACGTCAACGTCTCTGAACTCTCCGGGAGCTATCGGTGTGTCATCGCCTTTAACACGCAGCCCACGCGATTTAAGACCACCCGGCAGATTTGATAGAGTTCCAGCGTCAACCAACTGACGGATAAGCATAGTAGCAGACTTAGCGTACCCACCGATAAGATGGATAAGACCGTACCCATAAAACCCAAATCCTGGTATGTATTGGTAGTGTACAAAGTGGTCCCTCTTAATGTGAAGTGGATCGTCTTGGTACCAGTTCCGTCTGATTGACAATACTTTTGAGGTACCTTTCTCAATACTCACAATATACGGCAAATGAATGCCTGTGGGAATACCTTTTTTATCTACATGTTCATACCCATTGAGGTCCAAGTTGACCTGCATCTCAAGGATGCGATATCTATCATCCTGAATCGCTGACATGCCCTGCTCTTGGGCTTTCTGTCTCTCGATATCGTCTAACTCATGTGAGGGTTCACCCAAATCTACGTCTCTATAGAACCCTGCCACCATCAATTTCATCAACTCATTCTTCGTACGACGCATGACATGAGTGACGCGATCAGCAGAAGATAGGCTAGATGCACCGTAAGGAACAACAATATCTTCAGCAGGAACGAACATAGCGACTTGTCGACCTTTACTGGGGTCATAATAGACTTTCTTGAACGCTGAACCAGCTAATGGGAGGTTCCAAAGCAGTTTTTCATGCTCTGGACGGTACTCAGGCATCACTTCAGTGAGTTGATAGTTCATATCTGCCTTGACACGGGCTGCTGCGTCCTCTTTTTCGACCGTATCTTTGCCAATAATCTGTGTTTTGACGGGTCCAGCGGCTGGAAACGTCTCCATCATGCCTTCAGACTGAAATCTGACCACAGATTCAGTCAACATGGGGTGAAAAACACCACATGCACCGTTCCAAGGCTCAGTTCTTTCCTCATATTTCAACCCAAGCAGCTTCAAACCATCAACATAAGTCTGTATCCAGTCTTTTCTGTCGCCGTTGTCCTTGGTAAAGTCCTCAATCAGCTCACTTGCCAAGCTATCAAGCTCCGATTCATCCATAAAATCGGCTAAATTGGCATCAAAATCCTCACCTGAATCTTTAAATTTCTTGGGTTCTAGGTCAATCTCGATGTCTCCAAGACCCAAATGCACACTCTCGGGGTCCTCGATCTCGATCTCTATGGGTTCTCCGTCGTCCATGCCCATGCCCATAGGCGCCTGATACAATGCTTTGTCGATATTCGTTGCCATCTTGTGTCCTTAAACGGTGTAATACCCTTGGTTACGTTTGCTTCTGAACATCTGAATCGGATCAGGTTCATCTGTAGGCAGCTTGATGAAGCCACCCTGCCTAAATCTAATCAATGCCAGTGTTGTTGAGTCAACCAAGTCATCGTTGGTACCACTTGGGAAGTCATTACATTCCTCAATAACTTCTTTTGCCCAGCGTCTATTGGGGGCCCAGACGATCCCACTCGCAAACAAATCCGATACAGCATTGACCCTAGCTATCTTATCCTGCCCTTTACCCGGTGTAAACTCCCCAACGGGGATACCCATCCGCCTAAACTCTTGGTAAAGAGACGACCCGTTTGACTTCTTCTCTATTAAGAACGCATCAGGCTGCCACTCTTTATACTCCTCTAGCGTCAGTCTCTTTAAGTCAGGATACTCCATCCTTTTCTTGATCGAGTTGAGCAGGATGATGTTGTAGTTGTTGGTCTCTTCATTGAAGAAAACCCCCCACGTTGTCAAGGCGTTGTAGTCAGCTCTGTTGTTGGCCTCTTGCGCGGCGTCCAGTGACATAATGGTGAACTCACACATCGGTGGGTCATCCTTGTCCCATATCTGCCACCACTCTCTCTTTATTAGAGCGCCCTCTTCTGACACAGGGTTCTGCATGTACTGGGCTTGCCAATACCTTGGGTCCATACCCGCCTTCTTGGAGAGCAATTCTTCTATTGACCAGAAGTCCCCCCATAGCGGTTTGTCGTTCAAGATGGCAGGGAACTCTACGACTTCCCAAGGATCAACGTCCTCTTCCTTCTCCATCTGACTCAATATCTGCCCTGTCAGGTCCAACTTAGACCAGCGAGTCATCACAACAATGATTGCACCACCAGGCATAAGGCGCTGCAAAGGGCCAGACTGGAACCACTCCCAAGCAGGAAGAAAAACGTCTGGTCGTCCTGTTTTGGCGTCTTGTTCAGAATGTGGATCGTCAATAATGAACAAATCAGCGCCCCTACCAGCGAGAGCACCTCCAACACCAATAGCAAAGTATTCACCATTAAAATTTGTTCCCCAACGCGAAGCCGATTTACTGTCAGCTTGTAATTCTACCTGCGGAAATATTGTTTTATAGTTGTCTGAACCAACAAGGTTCCTAACACGACGTCCAAAGTTAACAGCCAAATCCGCTGTGTGAGACGCCATGATGATTTTTTTCTGAGGATACTTACCCAAGAACCAGGCAGGAGCGAGATAGGATATAAGTTCTGACTTACCATGACGCGGAGCGATATTAACAATGACTCGTTTTTTCTTACCGTTAGCAATATCTTCAAAAATTTGAGCCAGTTTAAGATGGTGCGGTCCGACTTTATAGCCCGGGTATACGTGTTTAACAAAGTCCAAAAAGGATACTTTGCCTCGTTCTTGGGTGAGAAATTCGTCATATTTTTCTAATAAATCCTTAGTTTTCCGCTTAATTTGCTCTGGAGTTTTGGGGTTTTGGACCAATAATCGCAGCTTAAATAGCTGTTCCTGAGACAATTTATGCATCTTTTTCGTCTTTTTCTGTGATGTTTTTAGCTTCTACATCAATATATTTACCCTCAACATCATCTAAAAGGGTCAATAACTCAGCCTCAACCTCTTCCATAGACTGGATTTTGACTGTAACTTCGCTTCTTTTCTTGAACGCATCGACTCCATCAACCTCACCAAGCACCCGCAGAGCTGCAACTTTGGTCTTTACATCCTTGGCAGCCTCTACAGAATGCACTAAGTTGTTGACTACATAGGTTTTTAGGTCGGATAACTCATCTACGATGCTCACATTCATCTGGGCTACCATGCCAGCTAACATAGCAAGAGTCTCGTTGGGGTACTGATTAAACTCTGGGCGGAACTTGGGGTCACTTGCCATCT